GCGGTACCGCTAGCGCAGCGAAGCGGGGGGACTTTAGTCCCCCGCTCTAACAGGGGTCTGTTTCACCATTATATACATATAAGGGGAACGAAATGGTGAAACAGTGTAGAACCCGGCTTTAACAGAGTAGCCCGAAATGACTGTTTTAGCCTAGTTTTGAGCACTAAAACCAACCATCGGGAGCTCTTTCCCGGCCCAATTCCTGTTCCCCTTAGGCGCCCCGCCCTTCTTACCATTAGCGATCGATGCCTTGGCCTTAGCCTCCGACCTCACCTTGCCAATCCTGGACGTGAACAGCGCCACCGGGACCGCACATCTGCAACTAGGACATTCAATTGATTGACTCATTCTTGCCTCCATTCTTTCCATTCTTTCCAGTTTTGTATCTCCCATTTCAGTAAAGGCTTGTCCTTCTGATTACAGAAATAGACAAACCTATGCTTCCTAGTCCGCGGAACGATCACTGCCTCTTCCATGGTCCGCGAGTGCCTGCTGTGCTTATTGCCTACCACCTTGTCCCCGGAAGATCTCTTGTCGGACAGTCCGGTATAGATCCAGTTCGTTGCCGAGTAGATAATTCCATTGTGCCCGGCCCCGGTATCTGCATAGCTAACCAGGATTAGGTAGGGCCGCAACTTCGACAACTCACGAATGCTCCAGGATATAAATCTGCTCTCAGAATTCTTAGGGCACCTATCGTCGAGCCACAGTCTGTTCAACTCGTAGACCCTGGACGCGTTCTCTGCCCCGCATATGCCCCTGCATAGATGAGGCGACGCGGGTTTGCCGAATGAAATCACGCCTAGCAGTTCACTGCCATGGAAGCATCCGAACGACCAGTTGCAAGGCACGGCCCGGTGCGCGTAGTGGTTGGCGACGACTACTTCATTCATCGTCTTGGACCCTATGGCCCGGAATTTAAGTTGGAGCGCAGAGGTAGGAATTGCACCTCCGTTCTCCCCTTGGAATAGGGGAAGTTCTACTACTGAACTATCTGCGCGTAAACTCATAGACTTTTCTTGGCCTTCTTCGCTTCCTCCAACACTTTGTCAACTCTCTCCACCGATTGCCAAGGCAAAATGGTGTGTCTACACCTCGGACATCTTTCTAGGTCGAGGTCTTTAATGGTTTCCCCTCCTATGTGGTAGTCCTCGACTATTGCCTCGTAAGTTCCTTTCCAGCATTCGGCACACAAACCTTTAGGCGGGAGCATCCCATTCTCCATGGCAAGCTCGTCCATGCCCTTCAGCATTCTGTCCGAAATGTCAGAAGGTCCGTCTTCAAGCCAACAATCGTCCTTGGTTACGCATAGCGTGTAGGTCTCCTCGCCCCAACGGAACTTTACCTTGTTCACCAGGTCCCCATCTCATCGATGAACGCGATCGTCTTGTCCCGGCGATCCTTCAGCACTGCCAGAAGCCTGTCGGTCATGTCGACCTCGAACAGATCTCCATTGCCACCTAGCAGTCCACCGTCCCGGTTTAGATAGCGCAAGATCTTCGGCTTGTTGCTAGCACTCTCCATGATCTCGCAGATCCCATAGTCCCGGTTGTATCGGTAATACTTACCCGGAACAATCTGCTCAAACGTGAGCGCTCCCTCTTCTTTGTCGTCGTAGTAGTTCATGGTTTCCTCCAGTACATTTTCCACATAAACACGGTGCACAATATTAAGCAAGGACTGAGTAGGATTAGCTCTGACATACAACCTCCTTCTTCCACTCGGTCACCTTCTGGATTGAGGGCGCCTCGATGCCCAGGTAGAACTGGATTCCCTTTGTGTCCGTCACAAACTTCTTGCCCTTGTTAACTCCGTCGAGCACCTCGAAGACAAACGACTTGTTCGCCCGGCCCCTGTACCCGCACAGGCGAGAAGTGCCCTTGGGGGTCTTAAACTCCTTGGTCAAGTGCTCCTCCCTTAGTCCGTCGAATCCATGGCGAACAATCGACCGCAAGTCTGCCAGGTCTTTGGTCACAATCTCTCCGCTCTCCTCGACCGACCGGACCTCCATCTTGAATGTGGCAGTGTCCGCGTTGTAGGTGCAGTTGCCTAGCTTGAGGTTGAACTGCTTATTGACCTTGTTGAGCTCCGCCAGGAGCGGGTCGATCTGATTACGAATTATTTTGAGTGTGTCTTTGTTGATCATGTTGTTGGTTCTTTCTTGGTTGGTTTGGGTTATAGCAATTCTTTGAGTACTCCGCGTTGAACTAATGTAGACTTGTACCAATTCGCGAAGTAAAGATTATGCGACCAGGGCCTGGGAGTTGCCCAAATGATTACATCATCAAGATTGGAAAACTCCTTAATGCGTCTGTCGCCCCAATAAACTTCTATTGTGTTTTGATTAATCATGTTATGCCTCCTCCACGACGATGAGTGTTTTTAGGAACGCAATAAAGTGCCTGCGCGCACTGATTGCCTCGTAGTGCTTATCGTTGGTTTCAGCAAAGATGTTGGTGCCGTACTTCTTGTCGTAATTCTTGATCTTCCGCTCCTCTCTTTTGTGGTCGTTAATTTGAACTTCTAATCTGCTGATCTGGGCATGGACCGACAGGGCCCGGCCCTTCTCTTTAGTGAAGCTGATGATTTTCATGTTGGTTGGGTCTTTCTTGGTTGGTTGGGTTATGACTTGCACTCGTCGCACTTGCACTTGTCCGCATACTTTAGGAACTTGTAAGCCAGTTCAATACTAGACTCATGGACCTGGTGGGCCCCGGTCCCGATATTGTCTACCCAGCCCGGCTTGAGGTAGATCCAGAATCCGTCTCCGTTGTCTCCGGTGCGCTCGATGTACTCCTTGACCTGGGGGTCGTTCAGTTGCGAACCGCGATAGTCGCGTTCGTCGCTGATTGAATCTACCCGGTGGTCCCGCTTGATCTTTTCGATTAATTTACTTTCGTTCATGTTGGTTGGTCTTTCTTGGTTGGGGGTTAGCTGTTGGTTTCTACGTGGGCAAAGATTGCCCTGGCACCATCTTCGGTGAGGTATATGATTTGGTTCTCAGATTCTAGCGGGTCGTATATAAGTCCCTTTTTGCAGAGACTGCCGATCACTCCGGACGCTTGATGCTTGCCACCACAAATTTTGTGGGCATCCCGCAAATCACAATTGCTGTGGTTATCAGACAACTGCTGTTCGAGTTTTTCGTAGTTCAAGCACTCGATCAAAACCTTGGATTCCAGAACGGTTAATGAAACGTTGCCATCTTGGACCGTGGCGACTTCGGTGTTGGTTGTATTGGTGTTGCTCATGGTTAGAATTTAACCCATCTCCTGGGTTATGTCTACAAGTATTTTCAATACAATGCGTAAGTTGTTGATATTGAATGAAATACTTTTTCTAAAAACCTGGCGCCGGAACGCGGTAAACCTCGCCGAACTGCGTTTTATCTTTCAGCAACTTGCCGGACTTCACCAAGCGCGTGAGATATCTCGACAATGTTCCCCGCGGAATTCCCATGGCAGGATCAGCTTTCTCCCACACCTCCTTGAACGATGATCCCTTCTCCTTGTCAACGCACGCCATCACTTCGTCGTCCTCGTATGCCTTCTTCGATCCTTCGGTTGGTCGCGCGTCGTCCGGATTAAATTCTGCTGTGCGTTTCATCAGGGGAAATTCCCACTGCACGCAAAACGGATCGATCGGCGAGAAGTCTCTCATCGTCGGCTCGACGATCAAAACATTCTCTTCCTTGTGAGGATGCATAACGAAGATGCTGTCCGGGTCCCGGGCGAATACGGTACTGCCTGACATCTTATCAAACCCGGCCCTGTTGCCGTGTCCCTTGCTGAAGTGATGACCGAACACGACGCTGGCGTTTGTTTCCACTGCAATGGAATCTACCTCATTCATCAACGTAGCCATTTCCCCGGCTGAATTTTCATCTCTCTCTCCGTACAACTTGTAGATCGGGTCAAAGCAGATCAGTCCAAACTCTCCGATCCGCAACTGGTCGATGATCTTGGGCCGCAACGCACTCAGGTCCGCCGAGTGTCCTCGCAGATTCCAAACAAACAACTGGTCGTTAGGTATCTGAATGCCTAGCGCCCGACACACGGATCTGATCCGCTCTCGGAATGAGTACTGCTGGATTTCAAAGTTGATGAACAGCACCCGCGTCTTGCGAGTAGGCATCTCCCAAAACTTTGTGCCAGACGCCACACATATCGCCAACTGCAACAGCGTCCACGTCTTCATGCTCTTGCTCGTTCCGCCTAGCACCATCTTGCAACCGCGGTGCAGGGCACCAAAGATAATCTCCTCCGGCTTCTCAATCGCCAATTCATCTAGAGCGCTAGCCTCCATGATGAGTGGGAGATTCCCACTGCCCCATGGCTTGCTGGCCCCGGCCAGGATGTTCCTAATATCTTCCGGGCACGCGTCCTGCTCTTCCATCGCACCGAGCGCCTTGAGCGCAGCCGTGTGCATGTTCCGCATCCGGGTAGTCTTCCTCAGCCTGGGCAACCAATAGTCCATCTTAGACGCCGACGTGACCGATCCAGACATAATCTTCAGGCTGAATTCGTGCACATACTTTGGATGTTCCTTCGCCACAAACTCGCCCATGGCGACAGCGTCAGGTGGCACACCATCCCGGAGCCCCCGGGCGACGCACCGGGCTACTGGTTGGTAGTAGTTGTGCGGATCGAGGATCTCAGCCTTGTTCCTGTCTAAAATAATTGGGTCGGTGAAGCATGCCGACAGCACTGCCCACTCTGCCTCGTTGTCCCGCGGAGGTCCGTAAGAGTCTTGGTTCATTGTGGTTGCGTCCCCCACATGTTTTTCCAGGTGGTCTTACGCATTTGCAGAATCACTTTCCACACATTGTCAGGAAAGATCCAGCACTTCTCGACCTGGAACTGTTCTGCCAGTTTCTTTAGTTCGTTAGGGACCGCGCACTTGTAGTCGTCGATCTTCATTTAGTTACCCTTCCTTGATTGGTGAAACTTCCTGTTCTCATTCTCCATGCACTTCTCAGGGGTCAACTTCTCCAGGCGCCGGACTACGTCACGGTGATCCACGTTGGCCCCGGCGGCCATGAGCCATGTAGCCATAGGTTCCCCGCGGACCGCGCGGACTAATTCGTCTGACTCGATGTAGCTTTTGTATCCGTCGCCAAACCCCGAGCTCCGCTTAGGCTTGGCTATTGATACAAGACCCGACAGGATTTTCCTGCGGTTGAGTAACTTGATATCCGAGATCATCTGTACGACGACCTCTCCTGCTAGTTGCCTGTACCGTTCGGTCAGGTCTCCTTTCGTGAGTCTGGTGGATTGCATAGTGGAGTTCCTTTCGTTGGGGTTGTTGTCTTATCTTCTACAAAACTTCCTGTCAACATGTCCAGCTTATATCCGTTTCCGTGCCAATGATCGTAAAGCATAGCGTTAATTATTCTTCCCTTGTTCCCGAACTCCTCCGGGAACAAATTCCCGGGATGAATCCCTAGATCTCTTACCAAAGTCCCGAAATTAATTGCGGTCAGCTTATACATTTTCACTTCTATTTTTGGGGCATTGCATGCATGAAGATCGGAGTCTGCTCACCCACATAAGATCCGGCAATGTTATAATCAAAATATTCGTGGGCCTCATCGTGGTCCATGCCGTCCTTCATTAGCTCCTGGATAATCTTGTCTATGTTGTACACTGCGCACAATGGTCCATCAAATGTCCTACCCACCCCAACAATCGCGCAGTCGAATCCGTCGGCAAACATTATGCCCTCAGCTTCTTCGCCAAATGTGTCGAGGATTTCGTCCCTTATGCTCATGCTGTCTCCTCCTTGCGTAGATCATAATAGAAGCTGTCCGTGTCCTCCGTCACCCACTTGTCGGACTGATTCTCCACGCTAGGCAACTCTGTGCAGACCCGAAACTGCTTTAGGTTGTCTGGCAACTTCTTCGTAACCCAATTAGAATCCCGCCAGAAGATTCTGTTGTTTGGCATGCAGAGCAAGTAGCCATCGTCACCCTCGAACACATGACCACATTTGTAGTCAGATGGCTCGTCACTGTATGGGTTGTTGAACCAATCAATTGTGAACAAGTAGGTGCCCCACACCTTGGTTGCGTCCCTAAGCAGGATCTGCGCTCGGTGATAGGCGAGGAAGCCGTACTCGGTGACCGCCACGTTCTCCGAAAAGCAGTCCCAAAGCTGTTTGTAATTGAAGGGGATGTCGTTGGTTGGCTCCTGAGTGTATATCTCTGACAGTGGTACCCGACTCCGCAGCATTCCCGAATCTGTCATCACATGAAAGGTAAGAATGGTCCCGGGACAAGACTGCAGAGCGAAGACGTAGACATTGTAAAACTCAGTGTCCGCCTCGTTCTTAGTGAAGAATGACTTCTTCACCATCGCCTTGAAGCTGGGGATGTTTTCGTTGAGCGTTGCCATTACTTCTTCCGGGGCAAATTGTTCTTAACCTTCTTCCAAACTGACTCGTCCTTATCAAAGCCGAGAGACCAGTTCATGACCTTGTTGTAGATCGAATACCCATATCCAAACCGCATGAACGTCCTTGAGATCAAGTCTCCTATCCAATAGAAAGTCCAGGCTAGTGCTCTCATTTATTCAGCTTGTCGCAGTACATGAGGAGTACTCCAAAGACAACCATCCAAAACATGATTATAAAGAAATCGCTCATCGCCACTCTCCTCCTGTAAGCCAGGCGACCAGCACCCACCTAGAGCCAAAGAACACTGGCAGTGCTTGGTGCCTGATGTAGGTGGGGAACATCGTTGCCGATCCCCGCTTCTTTACATCTTTCGCGTTGTGCAAGTCGCACTCAACCCTGAGTCCTCCGCCTAGAAACTCTGATGGATCTGATAGGTTGATCACCATAGTGAGCTTGCGATCGCTACCGTCGAAGCAGTCGAAGTGCGGCAGGAAGAACTGACCCGGCCTGTAGCGTAGGATCTGCAGTTGCTGAATGCCTGTGATGTCAAACTTGTAGTGCTCTTCGTTTAGGTCAGTAGCGACATTCCTCACCACTTCGTATAGCCACTTGTAATGTTCTGCGAACGGCACCCAACAAGATGAGCATGTCCTGGTGTATGAAGACCTGGTCGTTCCGTCCTTCTTCATGACGTGAGATCTCCTCATGCCTATGACCTCGGCATCATCGCGAATCATATTGCACTGCCCCTGCGTCAACACGTCCGGCTCGCACACTGCTGTTAAAATCTTTTGCTTAAACTGGTTCATTGCACCATCTCGTTTAGTGCAGTTTTCAAAGCGTACTGGAACAGAGCATCCTTGTCGCTCGCGATGTGGATGCGCCCGGCCTCAACGATTGATTCGTAGACATCCTTGTCCACGTCCAAGCCCAACTCATAGCAAACAACTTTCTTCTCAGAAATGATTCTGATCAGACCTGTTTTAGGTTTGCTTGAATTTCCTTTGTCTTTGCTAGGATATCTTCTGGCTTGATTGATTTTAGAACGTTGCACCATTTGGGTTCTCCTTTTATCGCGTTGACTGCATCTTTACATTTGTCCTTGGGTTGCTCGTACACCGAGCATGGGGCGTGGGGACAAACATCTTTAGGGAAGATTGGCTTCACATACTTGTAGTACTTCGATGTGTGCTCAGGTCCGTAAGGTCCGTACAGCCCTACGGTTGGCGCGTCGAATACCGCGGTCATGTGCATGATTGCCGACTCCGGGCAAACTGCCATGTCGCAACGCGCGGCCAGGTGCAACAGGGTCCTAACATTGCGCAGTCTTCCCTGCAGATTGATTAGCCTATTGTGCGTGACGGATAGGGGAGGATCGTCGTGGCCTACTGCGACAACGTGCCAATCCTTATTCTCCTTTAGGAACGACTTGATGAATAGTCCTGCCTCGTAGGTGGGGTAGCTCTTCCACAAACTAGATCCACTGATCGAATAAAGTAGGAATGGTCCGGCAACGTCAAATCCAACCGTAGCAAGTTCATGCTGATCCTTTTCCATCAGCTTTGCGTATGGCTTCTTAAACTGATCATCAACCTCTACGCCCCAGGATCTGTAGACGTAGTCATACACGTTTCCGTCTAGGTGTGCGGTCTTCGACAAGATATCGTCAAGACAGACGTGGCCTTTGTACGACTTCCAGGTGGCGATTGTGGGTGCTAACGGTAGCGCCCTAACTCCTGCAAATCCTTCCCACAATCCAAGATGACGTTGGGGAACGTAGACATCGATCCTTCCGTCTCCCTCGTAGTGTTGCATTGCCCTGGCGATGCCCATGGCGATGAACTGATCCCCGATCGCCCCGCCCCGGTACAGGGCCGCGTACCCGCCCGAGGCACAACCAACCCTGTACGGTATTGTGTACGCGTCTGCATGTGTGCCGGGTATCCCGCGGACTTCATCCGGGACTACGATTGAATCGTGCGGATGGTGGAGCCGATCGTCCAACATCATGGGATCTTTTAGGGTCAATATTCTCATGGTAATACCTTGTCCATTTCCTCAATCCACTTTGCCCTGGCATCTCCGTAGATCCCGGCTGCGTGTGGCATGAATCCATCCGACTGTTTCTTGTCTTTAGGCGTGTTGATCTCCATCGCGTTCCATTCCCAACTCAGGAACCGGATAGAGTAACCAAGCATTCTGGCCCGGTAGTTTGTAAAAGTCTGCTCCGGGAATGCGAATGGGGCGTACACGAAATTGGCCCAGGCGCCTGCATGTTGCTTATCGCAAACCATGACTCCGGTATTGAAGTATCCTTGCGTCCACCTAGCCGATCCGAGCAGTGCCTGGGATAGGATCATCTCGTTCGCCCGGCCCCAATGCAACTGGTCGCCGTGAGGAGCATCGGCACAAGCGTAGAAATGTCCGTGAGGGAAAGTCTCGAATGGGTTTACGCACTCGCGCGAAATCAATACATCGCTGTCAACGAACAGAGTCCTGTCAGCATTCTGCACCGCGTCGACTAACGACATCTTGGCTAGCAGTCCGATCGGCTTCTCCGGCTTAATGACAACTAGGTCGGCGCCCCAGCGTGTTGACGCATCTTTTATCCTAGGGAGGGAATGCTTCTCAAACCATTCCGGCAACTGGCAACTAACCGTTACTATTTGCTTCTTCATGAATCCCGGCCTCCTTAATTGCCTTCGCTAGCCCCTCCGGGACAATCTCAATCCTTCCGGTGGAATCAAAGATATCTCCGTTGGAAGTCACCGCGTAGTATCTTTCACCCCACTGGACGTAGATCATGTTGCCTTCCTCTCCTCCATAAATCTCTGGATGATTTGATGCAACCGATAGTTTTCCCAGGACAGATACTCCATAATGCGCTCCACCCTGGTCGACTCGTCCTTGTGGAGAAACACTGCGAGCGGGTCCTCCCATGTTGTTGTCTTCGGGCCGATATGTATGCTGGTGCTATTTGTTGTCACGGATTTTGTCAATTTTTTCGATTGCGATCATGCTGATCCAAACTACTGGCGCAAGCACAATCACGACAGTTGTGATTAGCCCAATCAGAAATATCAACTCAATGATGCGCCCGGCCACTAATGTATCTTCCCTTCCTTCGCCTTGTAGAGCGTGAACACGGCCCGGACCAGTGCGCGCTCCAGATGATCGATACAAGTTTCGCCGGAACTATCCGGAGAAGACGTGTTGCCATCGATCTGTTGCATCGCCCGGGTCATGTGGGCGATTGCCCTGTCCGAGTTGTAGCGAAGCGAATTCTTGTGGAACCACTCTCCAAACCTAGACTTGTTTGACCCCCGGCTCATGATCTTTCTGATCACGTTGCTCGCATGAGTAGCTACGTCTTCGATCGTTGGTTCTGTATGTTCTCTGACCGGGAGCCCCTCCTGGAGCTCGCGGACTGCTGTGCCTAGCGAATCGATTGCCTCCATGATTGATTCCATATTAACAATCCCACTTTCTCAGGCTTTTATTGATCCTGCTGTTAGGGTCCCTGGCAGTTTTAGCCGAGGTCAACTTCTTCTTCATGCCCGACATGCGAGCACAAAAAGATTTGCGTCTCGCAGCCGAGGTCTCAGATCGAGCAGCCTGCTTTCTGCTGACCGGGGCCTTTAGGTTCCCGCCTGTAGACCGATTGTAGCTACGACGTCCGGCCTCATTCAGACCACCTTCCGGGTTCTTACCTAGAGCCCTTTGCCATGCTGGACTATCTGCCATAACCAATTTCCTTGGCAGTTAGTTTTGATCTCTCAAACGCCTTCGCGGTTGGAGCTCCTTTAGAGCCCGGCTTTCTCATTTTTTCTTTCGAGCCAGCTTTAATCCTGGCCCTCTTTTTGTGTATGTTTGCGTATAGTCCTGGTTTCATTTTTATTTCTCCTTTGGTTTATTGTTTACTGCACCCCTTTGGGTTTGAATTTCTTGTCAAAGCACCACAGTGCCAGACAGTGCTGAAAAGCGCTCCAGCCATCTTCCAACTCCTGCTCGCTCCACTTGTAAACAAACGGAGCGGACGGAGTCTTCGACGATAGTATCACCGACATGCAGTGCACTTCCTTACCAAGGGCCTTCCTATAGGCCCCCAACTGCATCGCGTCGTGTGGGTACACCGGGCGCCTGGATGCTGTCACCTTCTCCGGGTCAAACGATCTGTTCTTCAGATCGATTAGGCATGTGCCATACTCGGAGTGATCAATCAGTGCGTCCGCCTTCCCGGCGTATCCAGCACCGACCAGCACCTTCTCTTCCCAATGCGCCTTCACGACCTGGGAGTTGATCCACTCCACCATGTACTCTGCGAATGGAATAAGATCCTCCCGGATGTGTATATCTGATGTAGATACAGGCTCCTTCTTCTCGCGCAGTAGTGGCAATAGTCTCTCCTGGACGTCGTGCATGGAGGTACCATGGTTCGACGCCTTCTTAGTCACTGCCTTGCTCAACTCCTCAACTGCCGAGGCCCAATCTTCCAGGGTCTCCCCGGGAAGTCTCGGGCGCTCGTCGGCTGCGAGTAGGACCTGGGTTATTTTCCAGGCGTTGAGTTGTGGGGCGTCCTTCACTTTCATCACTGAAGTGACCGACGGAAGGAGATCAATACCTTCCTTGGCTAACTTCCTCACGTCCCGGAGCGTTGTTGGACGATCGCGCCCTTCAGCGTCCGGGACCGTGTGGTAAGCCTCTCCATCAGTCGAGTACCAGTGCGCGGAGAATTCCGCGGACACTAGCCTCGTCGGCGTTTCCGAATAAGTAGAGAGTTCCAGTGCCATTAGAACGGTGCTCCGTCGTCGGTCGCTACGGTCGACTTGACTCCACCGAGTTCCTTCGACAGAAGGAGTTTTTCCTGGAGCCACTTGGGCAAGTTGACAAACTCGCCACCCTGACCCTGCTCAATCTCATACGAGACAAGATTGTTTACGCGCTCAGGAACTGCCATGCCTTTAGGCAATTTGGATGCAGATCCGATCGCAGCGTAGGTCTTGCCGGAGGTTTGACTAACCTTGTGGACTACGTTGAGCAGTGCCGATTTCCCCAGGAAGTCAGTCACCTTGAATGAGGCGAGTTGCTTCGCGTTGAGCGCTGAACCGAGCCAGCCTTCAACGAACTTCCGAAGCGACGCCTTCGGTCCGATCGACGCGGTAAACTCCGCGGAACAGACCAACGGCTTCTTGATAATGGTGACCTTACCATTCTCTACTTGCTCGAAG